ACAGATCCAGATGGAATGAGACCTCTCCAATGGAGCACAGGAATGGGAGTATGGGCAACCCCATTTAAGGAGACTGGGAAAAGAGCTCTCTTTAAGAACGTTGGGAGTGAACAAGAACCACGGTATGTGTTGTCTGATGCTGCATCAAATGTCGTTCATCCTTTGTATGGGCAAACATTCGTGCAGAGGCTTGAAACCTTTGAGAGTATGATAGAAATGCGGTTTGTTCCGTTTTCGCCATGGATTGCGACACTAAAGGATGAGTTGCGTCCGCGTGAAAAGGTAGAACTTGGGAAAACGCGGATTTTCGAGCAGCCGGGTATAGACTACACAATAATGTTACGCAAGTATTTTGGAAATTTTCTTGACTGGTATAAAGCGAGAGCAGGTTTTGAGTGGAGTCATGGAATTGGACAAGACAAAGAAACAGTGTGGAAGGCATACTACGAGGGTTTGCTGGAAGTTGGAGATGGAGAATATGCATTTGATGTGGATTACTCAGGCTATGATGGAAGTGTGTGTCAACAAGCGTTTGAATTCTTCAAGGTAATTACAGATAAATTCTACGAAGGAATAGAAGATCCGAAGGAGAGAGCTCGAGCGAAGAATGCGAGCATGCTTTAATAGAGGGATTACGATCTGCGTATGTTGTCATGCGTGAATGGATGTTACAAACAAGTCAAGGAAACAAGTCAGGCAATGCTATGACCGATGTCTTTAATTCGGTTACCAACATTTATGTTATTCACTGTGCTGTTCTAGCTCTCCAGCTGTCAGCTGGTCTGAAGTTGGATGCTAGTGTTATACATACGGATTTTCGAATCCTAGTGTATGGCGATGATGCTATTATCTCTGAGAGTAAAGAGGTTGCACAGTGGTGCACCCCGAGATTGGTTGGGGAAGTCTTGACCCGATTAGGGTACAAGGTGACCTCAGCAGCCAAGGGAGAGGTAGGATCTTTTCAGCAAGTGAGAGAGTTGCAGTTTCTAAAGAGTGGGTTTGTTGAGAATAGGGGAGTCGTTTGGGCTCCAATGCCAAAGCAGGACATTGTGAAGGAATTGCAATGGGTGAAGAAAAGCGTGTTAGATGACGATCAGGATTTTCAAGAACGAATCAGAAGAACACGAGCATTTATGGCACACCATGGACAGAGAGAGTTTGACGTATTTACTTCACAGTTGCGTGAGTTGGGTGTGCAGAAGGGTCTGCTCCTGACCACATGGGAAGATCATCTCCTTGCTATGTTAGCCAGACAATCAGAGGCGCGAATAACATCATCGCCATCCTCTGTTACTTTGCGTTTATTTTAGACGTGTTGATGTTAAATTTATAATAATTGGTGTAGTGTGTGTGTTAGTACCAATTCCTGGGGTAGCTTTATGCTGCCACCAGGTGGCCCGTGTGTTAGACAGGGTCCGAGATGCATGCTGTCGTTTTCCCTCGCGACAATAATTTGAGGGGTCTTCACCTAGTTATAGTGCAACACCTTAGGTGTGAGCAGTG